TCGTGAGCAAAGACAAGCACAACAGCAACCTCAACAGCACAACGAATCCTATCGTGGCATTAAGTTTGTCAAGGAGGACAAGTGATGCAGAAACTCAATTTCCTTCAACTCATTAAAGAGAAGAAGCAAAAAGAAGATCGTCGTCACAAAGCAGAACTCTGCATGGCAGGTAACTGTCAGGTAGGCAAAAAGTGATTAGTTTAATCGGTGGAATCGTTTTAGGTTCTACTGCATTCATGCTTTTAATTTATGCCGAAGTACTATTACTAAGTAAGTAATGCAAAATTACACATATCATCATGATGATATGGATAAAGATAACAGACCACCTGCCTGTTATCAATTAAAATACAGAGGTTGCAACTACTGGTCATGCTATCTCATTCATTTGGATGAGTGGTTTGATAAACTACTAAAGTTTGAGGGGGATTGACTCTCCCTCTTTTTTTGTGTATAATGTCTAAAGAGAACTCTATTTTATGGACAGAGACAAACTAAAATTAATGATTCGGAATCTGGAGTTGTTAGTAGATTCTCTCAAAGCAGAAATCTATTCCGATATTGATGCATACAAACGTAAGTCTGATTACAAAGAAGTGGCATCATATCTCCATGAGTATGATGAAGTATTTGAAGATAGCGATTTAAACGAGGACTTTTGATGACTGTTAAACTTGTAAGCGTTACTCCTGACGCAGAGCAGACAATGGCATATGTTGCCAGGGTTTCTAATCCTGCTAATCAAGAGAATGATAACTATGCAGGACTTTTGCGTTACTGCATTAAGCACAATCACTGGAGTGTGTTTGAGCAATCGTTCATGACTCTTGAAGTTGAAACTACTCGTGCCATCGCAGCCCAGATCTTGCGTCACCGTAGTTTCACCTTTCAAGAATTTTCACAACGCTATGCTGATAGTTCCCTACTCTCAAAGGCGATCCCTCTTCCAGAACTCCGTCGTCAGGACACCAAGAATCGTCAGAACAGTATTGATGACTTGGATCCGTTCGTGGTTCAAAAGTTAGAAATGCAGATGCAAACTTTGTTTGACTCTTCCATGGCACTCTATCAGCAGATGCTTGAGAGAGGTGTTGCTAAAGAGTGTGCTCGCAATGTCCTCCCTCTTTGCACACCTACCCGTATTTACATGTCGGGATCGTGTAGGTCATGGATCCATTACATCACTCTGAGGTCTGCAAATGGAACTCAGAAGGAACACATGGACGTTGCAAATGCATGTAGGGAAGTATTCAAAGAACAGTTCCCCACAGTTGCAGAAGCCCTTGAGTGGGTCTAAATAAATTATCTTGAATTTATAACAATGGCGACGTATCCTGTTAAGAATAAACAAACTGGTGAAATCAAAGAAGTGAAGATGAGTATTCACGACTGGGATCAGTGGCGTGATGACAATCCCGATTGGGAGAGATACTACACTCCAGATAATGCTCCATCTTTCGGTGAGGTTGGTGAGTGGAAAGACAAACTGATTAACCGCAATCCTGGATGGAATGATGTTTTACATAGGGCATCCAAAATGCCTGGTTCACGAGTAAAGAAAATCTAAGTATGCCTGCAAGAAAAAGAAAGAACGACTCCAATAGTGGTATTGGTAGCATGAGTTCACGACAAATGAAGAGGAAGAAACCGATTAATTCGGATACAATGGTTGATATCAAACCACTGACTGACAACCAGAAAAAATTCTTTGATGCATATAAAGCAGGTAAAAACCTCTTTGCATATGGAGCAGCAGGAACTGGTAAGACATTCATTGCACTCTACCTTGCACTCAAAGACGTGCTGAATGTAATGACTCCATATGAAAAAGTTTATGTGGTTCGTTCTCTAGTTGCAACTCGTGAGATTGGTTTCCTTCCTGGAGACCATGAAGATAAGTCTTCTCTCTATCAGATTCCATACAAGAACATGGTTAAGTACATGTTTGAGATGCAAGATGATAATGAGTTTGAAATGCTCTACGGTGCATTGAAAGCACAAGAGACGATTCGTTTCTGGTCTACTTCTTTCCTTCGTGGAACTACGATGGATAACTGCATCATTATTGTTGATGAAATGCAGAACCTGAACTTCCACGAACTTGATTCTATTATCACTCGTGTGGGTGAGAATTGTAAGATCGTTTTCTGTGGTGATGCCGCACAGTCTGACCTTGTGAAGACTAATGAAAGAAATGGTATTCTTGATTTCAAAAAGATTATCATGGCAATGACAGAAGACTTTGAGACTGTTGAGTATGATGTTAATGATATTGTTCGCTCTGGATTCGTCCGTAATTACATTATGACTAAAATTGCACTGGGTATTTGATGTTTGTTCATTTAGATTATTTGAAAGAAGAAGTTGATCTGGAAGCAACGAATATAGATGGGACTCGTTTTTATAAAGTCCCATCTGGAAAGATGTATCCATCAATTACTTCGGTCACAAGTTTTTACAACCGTGAAGTCTTCGTTCAATGGAGAAAGAAAGTCGGTGAAGAAAAGGCAAACAAGATTACCAGGGAATCTACTTTTCGTGGAACAAAGTTTCATGATTGTGTAGAACTTTATATGAAGAACACTCCAATCAGTGAGATTGAGATGCTTCCTTCAACAAAGTTTCTCCTCCTTGCGGCTAAACCTTATTTGGACCGTATAAATAATATACATGCTTTAGAGAAGTCACTGTATAGTGACTACCTTGGTCTTGCAGGTAGAGTTGACTGCATTGCAGAGTACGATGGCGAACTCGCAGTCATTGACTTTAAGACGGCAACAAAAATAAAACCAGAGGAATGGATTCAAAATTATTTTGTGCAAGAAACTGCATACGCTTGCATGTATTATGAAATGACTGGTATACCAGTGAAAAAACTTATTACTATTATGGTAGCTGAAAATGGAGAATGTGTCGTCTATGAAAAGCGCAACAAGGGTCACTATATTAAACTTCTCACAGAGTACATCAGAAAATTTGTTGACTACAAAACAGGAACCTATGGAGAATCAGGTTGAAGATCTCATCAAAGAAAAATTTCTATGCCAAGCAAAGTTTGCCCAGGAAATTGAAAGTCTTGTAAAGAACAATGGTTTCAATTACATTGATGCAATTCTTACATTCTGTGAAGAAAACAAGATTGAAATGGAATCCGTGTCTAAACTGATTTCAAAACCACTGAAAGAGAAGTTAAAGTATGATGCAATTCAACTGAACTTCTTAAAGAAAACCACAAGAGCAAAACTTCCGCTATGATTTCCAAAAGTGAATTGATACATTATAAAATTCAGGCAGCAATGCGTGAAAATGCATTTATTGATTCTGAATTAAAATATCTTGGAGAACGTTCTGGTCATCACTGGTATCTCATTGCAGGAGAACACGAAGTGATGGCGGAACAAATTGAAGAATTTGAAAATGTTTACGATGACACCGATTGATGTTTACAAGACTTATCTTGCATTTAAGAATCACTTCACTAAAGTAAGTTATAATTACTTTAAGTATTCTGGTAAGTCCAGAGCATCTGTTGAAGCATATAACAATCGTAAGGATCGTTATTTCTTTGAGAGAATGTCTCGGAAGAAAACAGATGAAGAGATTAAAGAATTCTTTCTCGCCAATTTCATAGAGTGTGATGATCCCGATCGCTTATGGATTGGCGAGATCATTCAGACTGGTAATGACAGTCACTCCTCCTGGTTGAAGAGGTTTCAAGGACTTACCTACCTGTTCAAGACAGAGGTAGAAGTCTTTGTGCATAAGGAAACCTTTCAAGAATTATTCACAATTAAAGGTCAATCGCATCCTGAGATATTGAAGAAGTATCTCCAGGATGCTTTGTCTATTGAAACAATGGTTATCCTTGACATGATTCTTGATTATGTTAAAGACTTTGATGTAAAACTGAATGATCCAGTGTGGGAAACCGTCAGTTTTAAAATTAAAAAGTATAAACCATTTCTAAATATTGATGTGGACAAATACAAAACAATTCTCAAAGAGCAAGTAGCATGAGCAGATTTTTTGATTCTGAAGTAGTAAGAGAGTCAGTTCTTGAACTGGAAGAACTTCAACAAAAACTCTACAGTGAGATGATGAACATGCACACATTTTCCACTGAAGAAAAGAGAGAACACTTAGAAACTCTAAAAACATTTTTAGAGAAGCAAAAGATTTTCTTCTTCCGTATTTCTCTTTCTGATGATCCAGATGCACTGGAGATTAAGCAAAGAGTTATGGACGCAGCAAAAATGTTTGGTTACAATGAAATTGATGGCATGGATAAGTTCTTTGAGCAACTTGATTACACCATCAAAAAACTGGAGAAATCCCTTGACAGGTAAGGGCACTTGCCCTATAATAGACCTGTCGTCAAATCCGACACATCCTAATCTATCCTAATTAATCCGTATGTCTTTCGCAAATCTCAAGAAGCAGTCTCGCTCTGGTTCCCTCACCGACAAACTGATCAAGTCTGTTGAAAAACTCAACGACAAGGGAAGCAGTGGTGCAGATGAGCGCATCTGGAAACCAGCAGTTGATAAGTCTGGCAATGGTTATGCCATCATTCGTTTCCTCCCCGAACCTGAGGGTTGCGATCTTCCTTGGGCACGAGTCTATACTCATGCATTCCAAGGACCTGGTGGTTGGTTGATTGACCAATGTCTCACCACCAAAGATCAAAAGTGTCCTGTCTGTGAGCACAACTCCACTCTGTGGAACAATGGTACTGACTCTGGCAAAGAACAGGCACGTAAGCAAAAGCGTAAACTGTCATATTACTCCAACATCTACGTTGTCGCTGATCCCGCAAATCCTGACAACGAAGGTAAAGTCTTCCTGTTTAAGTTCGGTAAGAAGATCTTTGATAAGATCATGGAAGCAATGAAACCCGAGTTCGCTGATGAAGAACCCATCAACCCCTTTGACTTCTGGCAGGGTGCAAACTTCAAACTGAAGATCCGTAAGGTTGAAGGTTATCAGAACTACGACAAGTCTGAGTTTGATCGTCCTTCTGCTCTGTTTGATGACGATGACAAACTGGAGAAAGTGTACAACAATCTCCATGACCTGAATGAGTTCCTTGATCCTAAGAACTTCAAGTCCTATGATGACCTGAAGAAGCGTCTTGATTACACTCTTGGTGTCCGTGGCGTTCCTAAGTCCATGGATCCTGAAGTTCAAGAAGAGGAAGCACAGTGGGAGCGTGAGCGTCGTGGTGACTACTCTGAACCAACTGTCTCTCGTTCTGAACCTGAACTGCCGAGTTATGATTCTGAAAACTCGGAAGAAGAAGATGATTCCCTCAACTACTTCGCCCGACTGGTCAACTCCTGATTCAGTAACCCTCCGAAAGGAGGGTTTTTTTATACCCCAGAATCCTTAGGATTATAAGACCTCTTCATAGTTCTGTTTACATATTGTGAGGAGGTTTGGTGCCTCATCATGTTTCTCATGTCACTTACAAATGCAGATAAGTATGCTGGTTTTAATATTCTTATGACTTTTTTTGCTTCGTTTATTCTAGTTTCTACTTCATAGTATGTAATTGGACTTACTGGATTTACTGTTTTAGTTCCACCAAATGCAGTGTATGTAAATTGGAAATCAGAATCCACTTGAAGACCAGGTTCTAAAATTGTTCTATTATATTCATCTCGGATTTCAAATGTTTCATAATGGGAAATGCTATAGAGATTTTCATCAGAACCATACTTATCTAGAGCAAAGTTATGAAAATCATTATTAGAAAGAGGCCATTGATCTCTTATATTTGTGATATTATTAGTTGTTAAAACCACCCAATCCAATTCGGAGTCACCATATATTCGTTGAGCAACAACATCTGGTCTTTCCCCATCTGGAATGATGGTAAATTCAAATGCTGTAATTGAGGCATCAACATCCGTTCTTAGTTTTGCCCTTTTGAATATGTTTTTGACTTCAATTCTTTCATCACTTCTATTTGCACCAGGCAAACGAGAGACATAAGATATGTTTGGTAGTTCTCTAAAGTAAGACATTTTAGTAACCTACGTCGTAAGGTTTGTCAATACTACTAGTACTAGTTCCTCTAATAGAATCTAAGTTTCCAGTATTATTTTCTTCACCCACAAATAAACCATCAATGACTTCTTGGTAATCAGTATCAAAGATGGGTTCTAACTCTTGCATTCTTAGAGTCATAATTGTACTCACTGGTTGACCATCTTCATATGCAGACCAACTTCCACCTGGAGTATAGTTAACTGAGCATCCAGTAACTGCACACACCTTTAATCTATTTACACCTTGAATATCTTGATCATCTGTTGTTTTGTATTTTAACTTGAAGACATTGGGAGTTCCCAAAAATAAAGATGCTGCACCAGCAGTACCAGCAGTACCAGTTATTTTTTTCGCCGCCATACCTTGTTTGAAGAATCTAATAATCTGACGAATCTTAAATGCTTCTTCTTTACTTCTTGCAGTCATCTTCCAATTGAATTGGAACTGTCTTAATGTGGGAGCATTAAATAGCAATTCCATATTGCTATTTGGAATAATCCCATAACCTCTTGCAAGAATTGATTCTGGTGACACTTGGACTCCTCCCAATGCAAGAAGTCTTGAAGCAACTGCACTACCAGCAAGAGCTCTTCCTCCAGGTAAATTAAGAATTCCACCCAAACCGCTTGGTATCTGTCTAATATCACCACCGCTCACTCCAGATAACATTGCAATTTGCGCTCCTAATTGTGCTCCACCAGGAACACCAAATGCACCAAGGGTCGCCCCAAGAGCAGCGGCGCTTAATCCAACGTCTACTGGATTACCAACTACTGCACTTGTCATTGCTGCCGACAAGTTATTCATTGCATCTTCACCCCAACTGATATTGTTGGAATCTGATATGTCATTTGGCATTGGCAATTTTACCAATCCAATAAAATCTTTTAGTGGACTTTTCCTTGGTGTACCTCCTGTTATTGTTTCAATTCCATTTTTACCAAATATCAAATCACTTTTTGGTGGTTTATATGAGTATTGATAGATTGAAACATGATCTTGCATATTCTGCTGAGCATTATCTCTTCCATATAATGCATCAATTGGATATTGTGCATAATTTACAATGGTTGATTTATCTTTATTTCCAAATTCAAATTCTTTTGCTAAATCCTCATTCAATGTAAGATTTTCAATTCCTGGAATACTTTTTATTGTATCAGATGCTTTGTTAAATAGATTAACTCCAAAATCAATAGCAGAATCTAGTACACCACTTGGTGCGTCAACAAGAGGATTTTCTCCACTACTGTTTCCACCTCCGCCATCATCATTGTTTGGTTGTTCTGGACTATCTTCTTCTACTGGTGGTGGAACTTCTGGAGCATTGATATTTGGTGCTACTGGTGGTTTGCTATTTGCAGATTTTCTTTTTTGAGCGTTAAATCTTCCAAGTAATGTAGCATGTGCACGATTAGAAGTGGTTGAAACTTCGTTTATAAAAGTTTCTTCTGTCAGTGCAGTTTCAGTTCCATCACTATTAACCAAAACTAATCCAGATGACAATGCAGCACTTCCTTTGTCAGTTACAGTACCCGATGTTCCTGGGCTAGATGTATATAATGTGTTTGTTACTCTTTCTGTATACGTATATCTACCACTACCAGAGGTTACATTTTCATATCCAACAACTATTGTTGATCCATCAGGATCATATCTCAGTTCATATAAATTTCCATTAGAATCTTTTACAAAACTTGAATTTATTCTTACTGTATTTCCTAAAAATAATTCTGAATCTGATGCTGCCATTTAACTATCCCAGACCATTTGAAGTTCTACTTTAACACCATTACGATCTACGAATCTTTCAGTTATCAATCTAGCAACACCTTCCAGTTCTCTATCTGGAATTATAAAAAGGTTATCCATGTTGCTGATAAAATAACTATGCAATGTTTTCTTTGGTGCATACGCAGATCCACCTTTATTTAGAAGGGAACTTGCAACGGAATCCCGATAACTGGGATTTAGATAATGCACATTGATACCAAGTATTTTATCTTCTTGATATTCTAATATGTATGATAGTGGTCTCTGATCATAGTAATCATAACGATCTGGATAAGCAGCATTGTAACCAAAGTAACAAAACTCTCCTATCCGAGGAAATCTTTGCTCTGCTACCTCCGAGAGTTCCATGTATAATTGGTTTGCATACCAATCTGAATCTGTGTTTGGACTTCTAATTGCACGTTGACGAATTCTTTCTTCAATGGTTGTCTTTATTTCATCATCATACTCATCATACTCATCAAACTCGTCAAGTTCAATAGGTTCTTCTACTTCAATAGGTGTCCTGATTCTTTTTACAGATTTCGGATGATAACTTTTATCATACTTAGGATTTAACCTGATGATTAAAAGTAGGTCTTCTTTATTTAATTTTGTATACCCACGAACACCAAGATACTTTGCTATCGCTTGCAATTCATAAGTATCATGTCGTTCTAATGGGATACGACTTTTCCCATACTGAATGGTGGATGCAAGTTTGTCAATGAGGGATCTTGATTGTGCCATTATACTCCTAGGTCGTCTTCTGTCATGATCTTGAATTCATAATTACGATCAGCACAGAACTCTCTTGCTGCTTTCCACTTTGCTTGATTAACTACCCAAGTCTTGACAGAATTGGCCCATGCCTTTGTTCTTCTCTTGGGGTTTTGCGGTGGCATCTCTACTTGTCTTTTGGGTTTGATTTCAACAACTACTGTTCTGTACTTTCCAGTTTTATCTTTGTACTTGATGAAAAAGTCTGGGAAGTAACGGTGAACTCTATTATCAACTGGTGAAATATAAGGAATCCAAAATTCTTCTGATTGCCATTGATCAACTTCTTCCGTTAGATCACAATACCTCATGAACTTTCTTTCCCACAAAGAACGATAAACGATGTTTGTAGGATCGCCTTTATACTTTATTGGGTTCTCTGGAAGATAGCGTCCATGATATGACATACATATAATATAAGTAGTTTCCAAGTATTTAGATGGCAGAGTCCGCCGAACTCTATTATGCAAAGATGTCTGAAGTTTCCTCAATCATTGGGGAACTGTCTCAGACATCTCAGTTTATGGTGAAACTAAATTTGGCAGCAAATGGTCAAGGTGTCAATCAACACTTAACAAATTCTGGATTACTTACTAATCCAAAGTCATATGATTTCCTTTGTTCGGATGCGACTCTTCCTGGTTCAACATTTGATATGTCTGAGGAGAGTGGTAGTCGTCAGGGGATGCTTGAGAGATTTGCGACAAGAAGAATTTATGCAGACTTTGATCTGTCTTTCTATGTAGATAAGGATTACAATTCACTTCGTCTTCTTGAAGAGTGGATGAATTATATTGATCCAATCAATTCATCTGGTGGAGTTTACCAAGGATCTTCTTCTGGTCAAACTGGATATCTAGATCGCCAAAATTTTTATAGATTGAAGTACCCAGATGATTATAAAAGAAATATATCAATCGTAAAGTTTGAAAGAAATTTCCTGGCAAATCCAAGTATTGCTAATTCTGGTTTTAGACCACAATCATTAATTAAGTATACATTTATTGATTCATTCCCAGTCAATATTGTAGCGATTCCATTTTCATACGAAGGTAGCACAATAACAAAAGTTACTGCATCATTCAGTTATATGAGGTACATTGTAGAGAAGACTGGTTTTGATACGCCAACCACAACTTCTAGCGGAGCACCCAAAACGAACAAGGCAAATCCAGATCAACCAATTCCACCAGATGATGTAAAAGGACCACCAACAGCAAAAACTTTCTTAGGCACTCCACTCAATTCACAACAAACATTGAATGAATTATATAATGCTGGATATAAAGGTCAAATAAAAACAGCAGGAGACTTTGTAGGACCACTTCAATAATCTCTCTAAATAATCATACCTGAAAAAACCTATAGGATATTATGCCTTTACCAAAGATCTCTACGCCAACGTATGAGTTGGAATTGCCTTCATCTGGAAAGAAGATTAAATACAGACCATTTTTAGTTAGAGAAGAAAAGATTCTGATTCTTGCATTGGAAAGTGAGAATGCAGATCAGATCACAAGTGCAATCAAGACAACACTGAAAGATTGTATTCAAACAAGAGGAGTGAAAATTGATGAACTCCCTACGTTTGATATTGAATATATTTTCTTGAATGTACGTGGCAAGTCGGTTGGAGAATCAATTGATCTGGTTGTAACCTGTCCCGATGATGGAGAGACTACAGTTCCAGTCAAAGTTTATATTGATGAAATTGTTGTACAGAAAGATCCAAAGCACTCAACAGATATCAATCTTGATGGAAACCTTACTCTTCGTATGAAGTATCCATCATTGAATCAGTTTATTCAAAATAATTTTGATTTCAGTGATGAAGAGTCTACACTTGAGAAATCATTTGAAGTAATTGCTTCTTGTATTGATATGATCTTTGATGCAGATGAGTGTTGGTCTGCTGCAGATTGCACCAAGAAAGAACTTCTGTCCTGGTTGGATGGATTGAACTCAAGTCAATTCAAAGAAATTGAAGAGTTCTTCTCCACAATGCCAAAACTTTCTCATACATTCAAAG